AAAATACCCCAGCAATAAATAAAAAACTAATTATACTATCAACTGGTTTTTCTGTAAATGCTTGAATTGAATCTTTAATGAAGTCTAACATAACTTTTATTTTTTGTTTGGGTAAATATACAAAAGGAGACTTGGGAATCCAAGCCTCCTTGCATATTTCTTAACCTTATCTTATTCTAACTTTAGAATCTAAGACCAAATCCTAATGTCAGATTTGTTGTTTTTGCATTAACATCATATACTACTTTAGGATCAATGAAAACGCCCTTATGGACTTTAAACATTTTTCCAACACCTACTTTAAGTAAGTCAGTATCGAAATCTTGAACTGAAGCATAAGCAAAGAATTGATTTTTTAAATCAAAAAAGTACCTTGCTGAAACATCAACGCCTAAATCATCCGAAGAATCTTCTTGAGCTACATTTAAACCTATTGCTAGATTATCTGTAAATCCATATCCTATGAATGGTTTGATAGACAAATCTGTCCATGCTACATTTGCAACATCACCAGTTCCTACGAACCAGTCACCTTTTACCTGTGCGTTAGCTGAAAACGTAAACGCTAAAGCTAACAAAATAATCAATTTTCTCATAATTTTTAAAATTTAGTTAATATTCGGGTTAATTGAAACTTCAGCCAGGTAAGACTGAATTTTATCTTTAATATGTTTAAGAACAATGTGATGAACAATATACGAACACTTGTTCACGACTCCACACTATTTTAATAAGTTTTTGTATTTTCTTCGTCTCTTAATCTTTTTAATTCGGATTCTATAGATTTTTTATCCTTTTGGTGAGCAGTATAAGCAGCCATACCTTCTAATTTTGATTCTAATTCTTTTATTCTTTCTAAAGTATCATAATGGTCACCATCATTTCCATTTTGTCCTATTATATCCATCCTTTTTTCATCTTCTTCGGTATATTCATCAAATACATGAGGTTCTTCCTGTTCTTCTACTTCTTCTTCATAAAGATTTTTTTTAAATTTTTTTTTAGGATAAGCTTGGTTAAAAGCAAAATTAGCAGCTATTACTAATGCTACAGCTAAAGGATCAAATACAAAAATAATTACTAAAAGTAACACATTTATAATTTTATCCATAGGATAACCCGTAAGTCCCGATAAATACTTTAACGGTCCTAACTCACCAGCTACATCGGCGTTATTGTCAAGATCTAATATTTTTCGTTGGTAAGTACGTAATGAATCTACTGCAATATCTCTTTTTACTTGTACACTTTTTCTATTATTTTCTTCAACCTCAATACGGTTTTGTGCCAAGCGTAACTCAGCCGTGGAAATGGTGTTTCGAACGCCTCCAACCACACTGGTGTCCTTGATTTGTATGGATCTAGATTTGGCATTACTAAGAGTAGTAATATTTGCCAATATTTGGTCAATTTCTTTATCATATCTTGTTAAATCTTGTTGGTAAAAATCTACTTTTTGTTGTAAAAATGATTTCTCATTATCAACATAAGTTAATTGATTAAAAGTATCTTGATAAGCTGATGATAAGAATCCATAAATTCCCATACTAGTAATTAAAATTAATATAATTACTGCTATACTTAAATAATACTTAAGTGCTTTGTTAATTGTATCCCAATATTGATAAAGTAAGGATGCGGTAACTAACTTTGCAACTTCTAAAGAACCTGCCATTATTATAACTTCAGTACTTGCTCCGGCAAATAATTTGCTTAATCCAAAAACAGAATAAAAAGCTGCGGATGCAGATACTGATAGCGCAGAAAACGCCACCAGGAATGGAAACATCCCTTTTTTAATTGTGCTAAACATATAATCTTCCTTTAGTCGTAATCAATATACGAAATTTCTACCTCATCTCCACGCAATAATGCATCAGCAATTGGAGGGTAGATTCTTTTATAGGCATCATTTGAAGCTCCTATAAAACCATCTTTTGATTTAGAAACGTTTTGTTGTTGCGTATCACCAACTAAAAGACAACCCATTGTATGTTCATCAGTGTTTCCTGTATGAATTAAAATATATTCAAAACCGGGAACTTCTCTTACCCATAACATTCCTTTATGAAAGGAACCATATTTTTTTGTATATCTAGCGTGATAACCACCAACTGTTCTTAAAGTTACTTTATAAGTACCAGCTGGTATTCTAGTTTCACCCTTAATTTTTTCATCTCTAGCTTCATCTTCTAAAGTATATGCTAAAAATTTTCTTTTATCTGTTACATCAAAAAGTAGTCCATTTGTACTATCTTTTTGGGAGCTAAATCTTAATACTTCTAATTTCATTTTTTACTTGCGTTTTCAATTTCTAATTTTTTTACTACTGATCTTAATTCTTCTACTTCTTTTTGTAGATATTCGATTCTAAGATCTTGTTTTGCATCGTCAGGTAACGCACCCATTTCACCTCTAGGCCATTTAACTCTAAATTCATGATTTAATTCAACATCATCTTGCATTCTTATTACA